TTCTGATTCTGATGGTGCCATAGCTAACTTACCAGCTGCAAACGTTTTACGAACACCATCAACATATACTTCTATATCATTATCCCACCCCTTCGTGTCGCTATTGTTAACGCTTTTGCCATATGCTGGTAAATCAATGTATCCAACAGTACCAATACGTTGCACACGAATATCTCCAGTTACATAATCAGCATAAATATCTTCAGGCCACAATCCAACGACCTCACCCCTGAAAATTTCATCTCTAATTAAGTTATCTGGCACACCATCAGCATTTAAATCACCAGCAATAACAGATAATCTATGTTCATCAGGCAACCCAGTTGTTGGTAGGTTCTGTTCTACCAATTCTTGACCAATAACATTGAATTCATGATTAGACGCTAATACGGCACTATTATTTGAGTTAGTATTGGCTTTTATCACTATAATTTTATCATAAACAGAATTAAAGGAATCATAATCAACAACTCTTGTTGTTGTGTTGGTATTCCAGAATTTCGTATCAATACTATGTGCTATTAATCGACGAGTTCTCCACTTTATATCCCATCCAGATAAACTAGCACCCTCAAACCTTGTCTCAACTCGTAGCATCCAAATAGAATTGGCTGAACCCTTCACACACCCAGCAATAGATGGTAATGTTGGCGGCTCATTTACTTCGGGGTCACACGGATGACCAAACGTAGAAAGTACTGTATATTCATCATACACAGGTGAGTAATAAATGTCTACAACGGGCGTTGTTGTTGTTGCTAATTGCAGTGCTGTTGTAATGGCATCAACTTCATTTAATTTACCTGTTGCTGGATCTACACCAAAACTATAATTTCTTGTTGAGAAATAGGAACGAAGTAAACCTGGGTTCTTATTTAACAACTCAAGTTCAGGTGCGATAACAGCAAAAAAGTCTGTGCTGGAAAGTAGTGGTTGAATGTAATTTTCCAACACAACCTCTGCAGATAAACTCCCACTGACAGATATCAAACCACCTTGTTCTGGATCTTTTTCAACCCAATACATAGCCAAATCATCACCGAACAATTTAACATTTTCATAATTTTCACGCGGATCATGCCATGCTAAGTACTTACAATCTCCCGCAAAGGTTCTGTTAATAGCTCTCATCTTGAGAATTGTTGGATCTTGTAGCATAAACACACTATAGTCACGTCCATTCACCATACGATCCTGTGTATAGTAAACAGATGGTGCAACTCGTCGAATGTGTTCTATATCTTCAGAGGCTGATGCATTTTGAAGTGCACTAATCAAAGAAAATGTTAATGATAACGTCTGTGTTGCACCAGTTATGTCCGTATATGTTAGAGAACTTGGATGATCAACAACCGAATTCCGCTCAATGACAATATCAGCGTTAAGAGAACGACGATACCAAACATGGAAGGTACCAGAAGGAATATCAGAAAACTCACCATCACCAAAGACCAATCTAACTTGGTCATCGTCTAAAGTTTCAATCTCATATTTGTGACGATTTCGGTTAGTGTTGAAAATAATATTTTGTGCATTTGCTAGATCAACTTCAACCCATTCGCCATACCTTAAATCCTTTGAGACCAAATGAGGTAAAACATCTGCATACGGATCTTCAATTAGAATTTCACCAGTATCTGAATTAATGTTGTTTACCCACAAGTCTGTTTCGTTAATGTTACTAACAGCAACAGTATAAGTTTGGTTAGGCGTAACACCATCAAATCGTACTGTTTGATAAGCCAGTTGACCTTGTTTCGTGTACATTAAGAAACCAGTTGTATCAGAACTATCTCCTAATCCGTCATTTGCATACAACAAAGACATTTTTGCATTAAGTTCTGGACGACGTTCTTGAGGACCACTTTCAAGCAAATCAATCGGCACCAACTCCATTGGTATTGAAACACCATTGGCAATAGTGTTATATGAAAGAACACTTCTCCCATTTGTATTGATAGAGTTGTTGTCCAAAGTGTAAATCTCAAACAACACATCATTTATTTGTACACGCTCATTAGGAGAAACTGTGCCAAAATCCTGTTCGAGAACACGATTCATAACCAGTAAAAATTGTTCCTTCCAATCAGGATTATTGGCATCGTTCCAAAATATGCGACGACCAGCCAAATTACGACCAGCAGAATCAATAACTGTTTCTGTTGTTTGTATGGATGTCAGTTTTACAAGACCACGGGCAGGAATATTACGTGATGCTTTGTAAGAAATAAGTTTTGCCAGGCGTAGGATAGAATCTTTTCGTTCGGCAGTAGTAATGAAGTTTTCATGTGCATTAAGATCTAATCTGTAGGCTAATAATTCACCCACATATGCAAACAACTCCAATAATGCAATAAACTCTGAACTTTCAATATAGTCGTTGAAATCCTCTGGAAAATACAATTTAGTATAATCCAATAGACTTTCTTTAATAGAGTTGAAGTCAAATGCATTAAAATTAACTTGTGTGAATACTTCGTGTGCACGTTCCCATGCTTCTGTTCTTGATATCTCGCGAGCCATAATAAAGTTGCTATCCTTTTAAACACATGAAAGGTATGTATCGTTATTTATGGTGGTATAACTCAACAAAAATAATAATGAAATATAAATAGTATTAACCAATTAGGAGCCCTGTAATGAAATTATTTGAAATCGACCGTCCCCGTCCAACGCGCACTAAAACAAGACATCCTTCTTTGGACCAAGCAACGTTTGATCTTCCCAATGTGGAAGTTGGCCCCACTTCCAACTTGCCATCTCAGCGCACACAAACACACACACCATCTTTAAAACAAGCTGGACGTGCTCAGACACACAACAAAATGCGTGGAGTAAATATGCCTGCAGGTGCTGGTGAAAAAATGAGTTTCGTACAACATTTAGGACTTCAAGATAAAATATCTGACGAAGAAGCAGCACAACGTGCTGGATATAACATCGGAGTGGAAGAAGTTCCTACTCCATCTGAACCCAATACACTTCCTGCTGAAATAAACAAATTACCGGCCAGAATGAGCCAAGAAATAGCAAAACAAAAAGGTATAACACCCGAATGGCATAAAGTTAAAAACCTCCCAGGATATTTGCAAGCTGGAATACGCGCTATCGGTCGACAAGTGTTTGGCACGTTTACAAGCACACCAATTGAAGATATACAAGTAATAGCTAGTCTGGGAGGTGGACCCAATAGCGACCGAGAACTTAATGCTGTTGCTGGATGGTTAACACAAAATGGCACACGCGACACTGATGGGGAGATGGATTTTCAAAAAACTATTCCTGAATACGGTGCACAATTTTCACTATGGAAAACAGATGAACAATCATTTTTATTGGTAACAGATTTTGCAGGAAAATATGTGTATTCTTGGCCCACATCTGATGAGGTTAATAATGCACAGTCAACTAGACGTCCAATGGGTGCACCACCACGTAGATTGCGTTAAGTTTCAAATTCTATGTTGAGTTCAAAATCATCAACAGTATTGAGCTCAACATATTTTAACCTGGCACTTACTTGCACAAGATGGCGATCATAATCAGGTTTTACATTAAAACTCAATAACTCAACACGTGGATCATAATTAATAACTCGCAGCACTTCTGCTCCCACCTGTTCGACAGTTTCATCATCGAGTGGTTCAAACACCAATTCAGGAATAATGGTGCCAAATTTTGACATCATCACTCGCTCACCCCTCTTGGTAAAGATATGATTGAGCAAGTCCATCTTTACTAGGTCAATATCATATAGGCCAAACGTTTTGCGAGCATCAAACTCGAAGCTTGAAAATCCCTTATATAAACCCTTTTTAATGCTCATAGTATTATTTATCTACTCCACAAATCGTTTCTTGTATACACATCACCACGAGCTTCACTACCAGTGTTGATTTCAAGCTGCGTATAATCATATTCAGGATTGTGCTTATTATTATAATCCTGATCTGCCGTCAAATCCATGAACACACGACCCCATGGTTCATGCTCTGGCACTCTTGTTGTCCAGAAGGCATGTTTCTCACCAGCTGATGATGCGGATGTTGCACCCAATGCTGAGGGTCCATTTAAATGAATCTCTGTGCCAGTTTCAATAATATTACCACCTGCTCTAATATTTGTATCCGTTCCACTTGTTGTATTATAACACCCAGCAGCTTTGGATTCAATACTTCCACCACACGTAAAGAATAATCCATTACCCACACATTTAACATGAAACTGATCTTCCGATTGCATTAGCGTCATTGCTTCTGAATGTGTACGAATATTCATTTCAGATTTAATATGGCAATCTTGGTCTGAATGTAACCGTATTTCTTGCCGTGTAAACATATGAATACCTTCTGCAGCGTGCACTCTAAACGATTTATCTGTTGTAAAATTAATATCGCCCTCTGCATGAAATGACATATTTTTGGCAGCATAAACGTCAACATTACCTACTTTATCAAGTTCTACCCAAGTATTACCACCAGCGGTGCTAATGTAAATTCGCTCATTTGTATCATCCATCAAAATCTGGTGGCCTGACGCCGTACGAATACGCACGCGATTGTTCCAATGACGGTCATCCATTGAAAGAGAATGGAAGCCAGGAGTGGTCCATGAATAAACATGCGAATCATAATTTACACCACCTGTGGTGGTATAATTGTCCTCTGGTTCTTGTTGATCGCGTGCATATCCAGGGCCTTCAATAATTTTTTGTGTTCCATCTTCTTGTTCAACTGTTGTAAAATCAAAATTGCCTGGGTCATGATCAGCCACTCGACTACCTGGAGCATCTTGTGGATGGTTTATGTGCAAATTGTTCACAGCTGATACTTGTGTATCAACACCACGTGTTCTCCACTCCATATTACGACGTGGATCATTTGGAGTATCCTTAGGATATCGAGTGCCTCCACTCATTGTAAATTGTTGAGTAAAGTTGCTGTACAATGGTTCAATAGCACGCTCAAATGAATCCAATGGACCATCTGGAGTACCTCGAGTATCATCTGCCCACGTATATCGACCATGCGGCATCGTGTGTGTTAAATACTGAGGAAATATGCCTCCCATATAAAATCGCTGAGATTTATCACCATCTATGCATCCTACCAATACTATGGCGTTAACTTTAGGAACATTCCACATACCATATGCAACAGCACCATCAACATCTGACTTTTCAGCACCACGAAAACCATAATTCACTAATCCTGCTAATGGTTGCACAGGAGAACACCACAACACGTTTTTTAGTGGCATATCCAATGAATCACCATAACCAGGACACAGCGCTCTCACCCGGCCCATTTGCTGAGGATCGTTTGTGTCAACAACACGACCAACTGTTAAAAAGTTCTGGTCGTTGTATGGTTGTTTTTTGTGTTGTTCTGCATCAAATAATGACATAACTATTCCTTATAACACCACAGATTCATTTCTATATTGCGGCGTCGCTGAGGTGCCTGGTGGTTGCGAATGTCCAGCACTGGCTCGACGTTCGAGAATATTGCGTACATCCTTTTCTAATACATTATCATCTTTAGCTATTTTGCCTGGACTATCTTTAACATTCGTA